TTATTGAAATTGCTTCTGCCATAGCGACCTATATTAAATTATGATTCTCTGCGTGTTGGCTTGCCATCAAGAATGATGTTCAAGTCATAAACAAAGTATTCGCCTGCTGCTCCACCTAGATCAGGTACAGTCTCTACATAACCTGTTGCTTCGAACAATGGTTGTGATGCAGATGGTGAACCGTTTCCGTGTGGTGCGTAAACGATGTCTACAGTCGCACCTGGGTTAGCCCATAGGTATGAATGTAGTGATGCTGCTGCTGTATCCTGGAATCCAGTTACAGCACAAGTGAAATCTAGATTGTCTTCGTAATCTCCAAAACCAAGTGTGCCTACTGCAGAAGAGAAAACAACATTGCTTACTCCACCTGCGTAGTCTGTTCCGTCAACTGAGAAAACAATTGATTTGCCCTTAATACGTGCCATATCAATTTCCTCCTTCAATGTCAATTGAAATTCTTATATTTGTTGCAAGAAATCTTGCTCCATTTACTTCTTGAATGAATGGTTTATCTACCGTCATTTTGTTTGCGGTTGTGTACTCCCAAAGCGCAGGGATAAGAGTGTCTAATGTATCGTCAAGATTTTCTGTTTCTGTTTCATTAGTTGCAAATGGTACAAGTATTAATACTTTCCAATTAGATGCATAATCTGCATCATATTGATTCTCATATACAGTAATGAAATCAGTATCAGGTTCCATAATCGCACAAAGTGGATTTGGTCTTTCTGGTACATATTTGTAGACCTTGCTAATGCCACCAAGAATGATGGCACTTTCAAGTTCTGATCTTACCGTTGCTAAGTTCATGCAAACCTCACCATATAACGGTTAAGAAGAGGATACACACCAACGAGTGGGTCTCTTGCTGTATTAGCAGGTGCGCCATCATAAGTGGCGTACTGAGCCACACCCATTGGTGCGTTCCTACGATGAAAGAGTTCTGAACCAACTTCAAGGTAGCAACGCTTTAGAACACCTGCAGGAATCTTTGTGCTCTTGATATAAGAAGCAATTAAATCCTTTGCTGTGTCCCAGCATTCTTCTACATAAGAATCATCATTAGTTGATGCTCCTACATATGCTTTTAAGTCTGTCCAGTCCATAATCATCTACTCCTTTAAATTATGCAATTACGCAAAGTGCCTTTGGATCAGATGCTGCAATACCTAGGTATCCGTAAACTGAGAAAGAATTTGTAAGTGCTGTGATGTCTTCGTCATTCAAGCGGAATGGTGCACCTGCAGACTCGTATGTTGTGAGTGCTGCTGAGTTACCTGCGTAGAATGAAAGATTTGCAAGTGATGGGTCAACTACAACTGGAAGACCAAGGATGTTTCCTGTAAGTCCTACTGGGTTGATTGAACCGTATGTGTTTGATGTTGCACCAGCGTTTGAAAGGATTGGACGGTCCATTGTGTCAACTGTCTTAGCGATCAAACGGAATACGTCTGATGAGACAAGGATGAACTCTAGTGGAAGTCCTGTATCTCCATTAACCTTTGTTGCTGCTTCTGCAAGAGAATCAATGATTTCTGCAGCAGTCCATGCACCAAGTGCTGATGTGTTGAAGTTTGCAGCATCTGAGATTAACTTAGCACGAACAGCAGCGTTTGTTGCTGATGCGTACTTAGCAACCATTGCACGGAATGCTGTATCAACATAGTTAATAGATGAACGCTCTACAACCTGACGAGACATGTCTGTGTATCCACCGTATGTCTTGATAGGTGCTGTTGCTGATGTAAGTGTTAACTTGCCGTATGAAAGAACATCTGCTTCTGCAGCCTGCTCTCCAACTGCTAATGTGTTTGAGTCAATTACTGGGTATTCAACATTGTTACCATCTGCTGGTAGTGCACCTGTTGAGAATACTGAGAATGTTGGACGACCTGCGTTAAGGATACGAACTGTATCTGAAACCCAAGCATTCTTCATGATTGAATCTGCTGTTGTTGCGCCTGTGAAGTCACGGTGAAGAGCAATTGCATCTTCCTTACCTGCTGCTACAGACTTAACATATTCTCCGAATGAACGGAATTGTGGAGTTGAAGGTGCTTCTACCTTAGATGTTGCAAGAACATCAAGACGGCGTTCCAACTCTTCTGCGTGATTACGAACTTCTTCAATTGCTGAAGTGTAATCAGGTGTTGTGTTTTCCATGGATTTATCCTCCTGATTGTTTTCTTCTCTGACTGAAAGTACTTCAGCCTTGTCATATGCAGGAAATGCGACTAAAGATACTTCTTTTAAGTCAACTTTCTTGCGAATGATTGTGTTGTCTTTCTTTTCATCAATAACTGGAATGAAACCTACTGAGAAAGAACGGATTGCTCCATCCTTAACTAGATTTAATGTTTCATTTCCTAATGATGTTTCTGAAATCTTGGCTCTAATGATTAGGCCCTCTTCAGAATCTTCCATTTTTGTAACAAGACCAATGATTTCTTTATGGTCTCTAAACAATTTGACATCTGCGTTTAAATCTACAGCACCAGGAGCGAATCTCTCCTTCATGCCACCGCCAATGTCAATTGTGTCATTATATGGAACAGCGATGCCTTCAACTGTGCGTTGTTCAGCATCTGTTGCTCTGATCTCAAATGATCTAGTAATTATATTTTCCATAGTCATTACTCCATTTTAGTTGATTTGTTGATCAGCCCCATCAGTAGGCATTGGAGGCATGTCTTCCATATCTCTAATTTCTTCTACTGTAAGGAACTTATTGCTCAAACCAATAGCATACGACTCATATCTTGTTTTGACATTTGGACGGAGGAACTCAGTTAAATTGAATTCAGCGTGTTGTCCTCTTGGTAGCAAGTCTGTAATCGCTTGTTCAATACGAACAATGTATTGTTGTAATCCATCTTCGTATAGTTTTGCTCTGTCTTCGTTACCGTTGACATAGGTCATGCCTTGTCCTTCAATCGACATACCTAAGTACATCGCAGGAACACCAAACATCATAGCAATCTGACGACTGATATATTTTTGGTTTTCCAAGAACTGTGCTTCTTCAGGATTGAGTGCAATTGAATCATACTTCAAACCAGATGAAAGTACGGCAATACTTCTTTCTTGCTGAGATTCTACGAAAGCATCTTTATTTTGCTTTGCTACTTCTGCAGAAAGAAATTCTGTTGTTGTTAATGTACCTGTTGGTACCGCTGCAGTTCTGAACCAGTTGTCTGCATAATTGTGTAAGTCTAATGCTGAACGAAGCACTGACTTGTGTCTTTGAATTGGTCCTTCACCAAGAAGAGCATCTGCCTTTGGACTCTTCCATAGTTTCAAATGTACAATGTCTTTTGTTGTATATTTCTTTGTACCAATTTGATAAGAAATCACACCATTCTGATCAGCCTGAACTGAAATGTTTGATGGATGAATATTTTTAATGTTTACAATTCCACGAACATTGCGTTGAACTAACCAGAAAGCATTTCCAGTTGTTGACATGTGGAATAAAGTTGTTCCTAACCATTCTGCTTGAGAAACATTATTCTCAACATCTGGCATATCAAGCCACGCAGGTGCTGTGATGATTTCATTTCCTCTGTGTACCTGCACAGGAATCTGCATCATTGCTGTTTCTAGAACTGAAATTGCTCTGCTAACTGCAACAAGTTGAAGAGCAGAAGTTTCAGTAACTACTACCGCATCTCTTGATGGTGCAGACATTGCACGATTTTGTGTGTCAGGAACAAATGCTTCAGGTTCTGCAACTTCATAACCAAGTGCACCAACCATTCTATCTATAAAACCCATTTTGTTCTCCTCCTAAAAGACCATCTGTTGTGGTTTTTGTTGAGTTTCCACAAACCAGATAGCCAATACTGTTGCTATTGCTGCATCAATTTCAGTTCCGCTATCTTTACGGGCAATCCTCCAGGATTCTCCGCTATTTTTGCGTACTGCTCGTTGCATTTGCATAGAAACTATCTCATCTTTTGGATGAATTAGTTCCTTCTTCATAATTCTACTGTATGCGTTATTTGATGCATGTATTAAATCTTTGATAGATGTCATTTGAACTCTCAAACCTTTTTGTTTTAATACTTGCCCAACATCAGTCATAGTTGCATAATCCATAATGAATGGTTTGCCATGTTTTGCTAGTTTTAAACAGGCAGCAATGACCTCATCCATATTGGTATTGTTAAATGATGCTACCAATTCAGTGGCAGTGTTTCCATTTTCCAATAACTCTGCAGTCACAATAGAGCAGTATTCCCATCCAGGAGTACGCTCAATAGCAAAGACTTGTGGATTATTTGGTCTGCCTACTGGTAGATTTACCCATGCTCCAACAGGTATCCAAGCGTTCATTGATGATACAAATTGATTTAATCTATACCGTCTTGCGTCTGGCTCAGGCATAGTAGCCAATTCATTTTTAACTGACTCCCAATCTAGAATGCCAGATGCCAATTGAGGGTTAGCACTTCTTACGGCATCT